GAAGACCAGCTTGGTAGGCGCAAAGCCGTAGCGGATGCCGTCGAGGAAGATTTGCGCGACGTTCGCTTCGCCAGCGCCCCGGCGCATCTGCTGGTGGATCACCCGTTCGAGGATGAGGGCGGCGTTGCGGGACTGACGGTTCATGCCTTCGAGCTGGAACATGGGGTTCCTGCCCGTGGTGGCGGCCATCATGTAAGTCAGGACAGTGTCGGCAATGGCGCGGGTGTCTGGGATGACGGCCTTTTCGCGGAACTCAGTGGTGTCTGGCGGCACGTAAACGTCGTGCGCCCTGTCGGCCTCCAGCCAGCTGCCGTAGCGCTTGCTGACTTGGTGATACGACATCTCGGCGCAGGCCTTCACGTATTCGGCGATCTTGCGCTCTTGCTCGTCTGTGAGGAGGTCGCTGATGTCTTGCTGATTAAGCAAAGCATCGGCGTGCTCGCTAAGATCCGCAACGAGGCGGCTCTCAGTGAGTTGGACACCCGCACTGGAGCGGTAATTGGGGAGTGCTACTACCATGAAGCTGGTTATCTTTGTTTGTGGGGACGTTGTCGTCCCGGTTGTTACATGGACAGGCTAAGGCTGAACGTGTGTGCGCGGGGGCCAAGAGGGATGACCGTGAAGCCGTCGTCCTGTGGGAAGGCGACGATCATCAAGTGGGCCTCGTTGAACTGCTCGGTGGGCATTCCGTCTTCGGCGATTAAGGCCGTGAGCGTGCCCGTGACGGGGCCGTCGGGCAGCGTGAAGCGGCAGTCTTCTCCAAGTTTGGGCAGGTGCCCGGACATCAGGTCGGCGAAGATCTTTTCTTCGTTTTCGGAACTGGTGTTCAGAGTGGGAAACTTGATGACGTCTGCCATGGGGCGGCTCCTTAGCGCGGAGGGAGGCGGGATTGCCCCCAACCGGTCCACTCAGGAGTATCCGCTATGGAGTGGATGTTGGCGTCCTTCTTGGCGATCTTTTTCGTGAGGCTTTCGCCGGCTGTCTTGGCCATGTCTTCGAGGCTGGGCTGGTCGTACTCGATGTCCTCGAAGGGGCTGACGAACTGGCGGCTGAGCTGGTCAATGGCAATGACCATGGCATCGACTTGGTCATCGTGTCTGCCATCTGGGAACTGGGTGCATTCCTCGACGAAGTCATCGAGCCATGGCGCTTGGGCCGGGAGGAAGACACGACCACCCTCGATGAAGGGTGCGATGGAGCTGGCACGGGTCACTTTGTCTGCGCGACCGTTTTTGTAGGGCAGTACGTTGAGCGGCGTCTCGCGGCGCAGCTCTTGGAGCAGGGTGGCACCGGAGGCGGCTGCACCGGCCTCGATGTAGATGCCACGCAGGCCTCTGCCGCGCCAGACGGAGTTGAGGTTGATGAGGCGCCGCTTGAAGTCGGGCATCTCGGCCCGCATCCGAATGACGTCAAGCAGGTACATGTCGCCGGTGTGCGTGAGGCCAGTGATAACGGCCACTGAATAGTCGGACCGGCTAGTCTTGGTGTAGGCCGTGTCGACGCCGATGATGATGGAGGACCATTCCTTGGGCAGCGTGGCTTCGTCGTAGGTCTGCCACCAGTCGGTACGGAACAGGTTGCCCCCTTTGACGAAAGGCATTTGCTGGTAGAGGGCGGCGAAGTCGCGGGGGTTCTGGCGCTCGAAGCGCTTGAGCGTGGGGACGTCGAAGCGCTCGGGCCAGAGGGCGACTTCCTGCTCGACGGGGAAGGTGGTGTCTTCGGGGTCGCACTTCTTCTGGGGCACACGCTCTGGGTGGTCGACGGGCAGGAGCCAGCGCTTCTTCTGGACTGTCTCTGTGCGGATGGCCGGCAGGTTGACGTGGTGCCAAAGGCCGTCCTGCCAGTCGTAGCTTTGCATTAGGCGGCCCGCTAGGTCGTCAGGGTGCCAACGGGTGAGGACCACGACTTGGCGTGGTGGGGTGCCGTCTTCTTCGGGCTGGAGACGGGTGCTGAGACCCGAGACGTAAAAATCCCAGGTTTGGTTTCGCTGGGTCATGCTCTCCGCTTCGGCGCGGGACTTGATGGGGTCGTCAACGATCAGCAGGTTGGCTGGGCGACCGGTTGTCGTGGAGCCGAGGCCGACACCGAAATACTCGCCGCCCGACTGGGTGGCCCACTGGGAGGCGGAGCGGGTGTGCTTGCTGATCTTGGAGTGCGGGAAGGCTGCTTGGGACTGGGGGTGGTTGAATAGGTCGCGCACCCCTCTGCCGAAGCCTTTGGCCAATTCGCTGTTGTAGGAACTGGACATCACGTAGCGCTCGGGCTTGCAGAGCATGTACCACGCCGGGAACAGCTGCGTGCAGTAGGTGCTTTTTGAATGGCGCGGCGGCATGGTGATGAGCAGGTTCTTCGTGGGCCACCGGTCTTTGCCGAACTTGTCGAGCGTGTCGATCAGGTCGAGGTGGAACTGCGGGATGTCCCAGTCAGGCTGGATGAGGCGGACGAAGCCCTCGAAGTTGTTTTGTGCGCTCTTGAGTTTCTGGAGCCGGTTTAGGGCGGCGAGCTGTTTTGGCGTGAGCTTCATTGGAAGTTGTGCTTGTTGCGGAAGTCGGCGTAACGGAGCTTCTGTTTGGCGTCTGCGTCGGTGACGGTGTCGGCCATGATCTTGGTCAGGTGCTCGCGGATGGCCTTTGCCCGGTTCTGTGGGGGTATGGAGGTTAGGTCCAGCTGCTTCATGGCCTTGCCGAGTTCGGGCAGGGACAGGGTGCTGGGGAGGTACTTCTTCTTCTTAATCACAGTCGTCGTCCTCGCTGTGGTCAATGATGGGGATGCGGGTCTGTTCGGCCAGTTGTTCGAGTTGCGCGGCGTCCATGGTGTCGACGTCGATCTCTAGGAGGGCGGCGTTGTTGTTCATGGTGGCCGAGCTGGCGTTGGGTACGACCTTGTCGAGCAACATGCGCAGCAGGGTGACTTGGGCGGTGGTGAGGGGTTGGGTGTCGGCGTTGTTGGGATCGAGACTGGCGGCGGCCAGCTTGACGAGCTTGGGTAGCTCGGTCGCGATGGTGTGCTCGATGTGGTAGCGCGTCTCTGTGACGAGGCGGGCCTTCTCTGCCATGTCCAAAAGTTCTTTTGTCACTGCGGCAAACCCTCTTTTCTCGATTTGAAGTAGCCATTCAAGCGGTAGATCGGTGCTTTCGGCCAGCTGGTGGACCATTTGTAGCCGCTGAGCCTTGTATTCACGTACTCGTTGTCGCCACGCGGCCAATTCAAGGGCGCGTTGGGTGGCCAGATCCTTGAGCCAGACCTTTTTCCGGTGCCTTTCAGCGTATCGGGCGAAGTATTGCTCGCATCGGGAGCAGCAAAAGCGGCTGGAGAGGGTGCTGGTGTCCATTTCCGTGTAGAAAACGCGCCGACACCACACGCATTCGCGCCTGTGGCTGTGTTTACGGCCCGGTGGAAGCAGTTTGTGCCCGTCTGGAAGGACGATGGGCCAATAGATGCGGGGTATTCCATTCAGTAGCCAGTTCCTTGGGTGCAGCTTGTGTCTGCTTGGCCCCCTAACGCCCCATGGGCGGTCGCGCAGCTCCTTGAGTGGATGGTACTTTGGGCGGGGCTTGCGTGGTGGACGGGGCGGTTTCCACTCAAACATGCACTTTCCTCTGCGGTGTAAACTTTTTTAACAAACTTTCAGATTTTGCGCAAAAAATTTTCGACGCACCAGTTACGTCGACCCGCGTGCGCGGCGGCGGGGCGCCCACCCGGCCCCCCGTTTGCGGGTTTCGCGCTCGGAATTTGCTAGCAAATTCCTGAAATCGTTGGGGTTTTGATTTCCCCCGAAGGGAACTTTTTTGGCGGAAATCGGATTTTTGCTTTTTCCGGTTCCCTCACTCTCGTCAAACGAGAATTTACGCGCACTCGCGCACTCACACGTACACAAGGAAAATCTACCATGACCAACGCATACGCACTCAAGACCGCCAAGGAACTCAACGCACTCGTGCAGGCAGACCCAACGCAAGCGCAGCCTGTCCTCGCGTACCTCGACGCGTGCATCAAGGCGGGACGTCGCCGCACCAAGCCCTCGCAGAGCTTGCACGCGAAACTCACGCGCATGGTGTCCGCTCCCGAGCCCGCTCCAGCGCCGGCGGCTCCCGTCGCGGACGTGCCCAAGGCACGCAACGCGGCTCCCAAGCCTGACGCGGACGCAGCGCTCCGCGCTCGTGTGGAAGCGAGCTTGACCGCCTCTCGCGAGGCGTTCCTCGCAGCCTTCTTCGCCAAGTAATCCACGCACCCACACAGGAGAAAACACATGTTCGACTTCAACGCAGACGATCGCGCAGACGATCTGGCAGCCCTCGCGGCTGCCGTCATGGACGACCACGACAACGCACCAATCACAGACGAGGACACGCTCGATTGATTGTCTCGCAGTGCTGGTCTCGCGAGAGGCCAGCATCACGAGGCAAGCACGCCTCATTTTCGTCTTCTCCAACTTGCCCGCTCGCGTGGCGGGTCTTTTGGAGCAGATGCTCCGCACAACCAACCACAAGGAAAATTCTCATGAAAATCCACGCACGCATCGGCCTCAACGGCAACTCCCGCGAAGACTTCTACGCAGCGTTTCTCGGCTGCAAGGAAGCGCTCCTGACCGTCGAAGGTGCTCGCGAGGGGCTTATCACCAACGTCCTTCACAGCCGCAACTACCAGCACATGGACGACGTTCGCGAGGCGCTTGATGCAGCGAGCGCTGACCGAGAGGCCATGCACGATCTGGTCGAGGAGGCACGCAGCGCCATCGTGAGGCTGCAAAACGCCATCGTCGAGACCATGACGGCCAACGACTAACCAACCACACGAGGACACGCACCATGCTCAACAAACTAGGCCAACGAGCCGCTTCCACGCTCACGAGCGACGAGGCCATGATCGAACGACTGTCCGCAGCCTACGCTGCCTGCTTCGCCACGCGAGGGGCCAACAAAGGCAAGCTCCGCAAGACGGCGCCCAAGTGGCGGACGGACGCCCACGTCATGTGGACCGCCCTCATACGGGAGTTCTACCCACGACGCGCACGGTTCGGCTCGATAGCCATCAACAGTGCACTCGCCGGCGAGTTCCACGCGCTTTGCAGCGAGTTCGCACGCAAGGCTTACGAGGCGTGAACCCGCTGTTCACCGAACCCCAGTTCCTCATCGCGATGGCGCTCGTCTGCGCCATCGTCTTCCTCACACGCATCATCTGACAGGAGAACCAACCATGAAAGTTTACTCATTCACCGCCGTCCACGCTCGCAAGGGCACGCTCGTCGTCGAGGCTTCGACCACCTACGAGGCAGCCAAGGCAGCCGCACAGAAGTGGCGGCTCAAGTCCACGGCAGGCATCGACGTCCTTCGCAACGACATCACCCACACCTTCGCATGAGGAGCCACACCCATGATGATCGACAACCCCACTGACCTGCGCGTGCAGGCCACGTTCCTACGCTTCCACGTCAAGCTCATGGCCAAAGGCATGAGCCACAGCAGGCTGTCTCGCACGAAGGCACTGGAGCTGGCGAGCCAGATCACTGGCAAGACGTACAAGAGAGGCCAACACGCCATTGCTGCTGCCGATCTCGACACTTGGCTCGCAGCCAACCCACGCTAACCAACCAACCACAGGAGAACTAACATGACTGACACAGACATCGACATACGAGAGCAGGAAAGACGCCACCGGGAGGCGCTGAGCGACCGGCTCGTCAACGAGTTCTACGACGACATCTACGGCCATTCAGTAGAGGCGCTCGTCTACTTTGAGATGGCTCGCAAGTTCCTCAACAACCCGGACGCCAGACTGTCAGAGGCGTGGGGCCAGTTGTTCGAGGAGTTTGCTGACGACGTGAACAAGATTAGCCACGACTACGAAATACTGGAGTTCGTAGCGGCTCAGTGCCGACGCTATGGCGCTGGCCAATAACAACCAACCACAGGAGTAACCAACATGAACTACGAAAACCTGACCGAAGAACAGTTCACAGACATGGCCGAGGAGCTTTGCCTCGCGTGGTGTATGCTCGACGTCTTGCACGACACGATAAAGGAGTATGGCGGCTCCGAGGTTTTAAAGACCCGTGTGCGCCTCCGTCAGCAATCTATCTGCCATACGCTTGGCCAAGACGCCACGAAGGAACCGCAGTGGCCGCCTGTCCGTAAGTTCAAGGTCGGCCTCACGCAGCTGCGCACGGTCGAGTACATCGCCGAGGTCGAGGTCTCGGCAGGGGACGAGGTCGAAGCGGAGGAGCTAGCCTTCGAGCTGGCACGCAAGGACGCCGCCCACTGGACGTCTCGTCTCGACTGGGAGGAGAACGGCGAGAGCACCGAGCACGAGCGCCGGCTTGACGACGGGACGTGGCGCTGCGAACCAGTCTAACCAACCAACCACACAGGAGTTTACACCCATGACACACCTCATAACCAAAATTGAGATCGGCGGCGTTGCCATCGACTTCGACATCGTGCTGCTGCAAGACGGGCAGCTTCGCTACCGGGTATGGAACACCGACTTTGGCGACACGCAGGAGGACGAGTGGCCAAGCCACCACTGGCGGACACACGCCAACGAGCTGGCGAGACAGGCCATCTGCGAGCTGGAGCGCCGGGTCGAGCGCGGCTTTGTCGTGCAGATGTACGAGACGGGCCAAGCCTACGGCGGACCCGAGGAAGGCGGCTGGTGGTACGACTACGGCGAGCCGATGGACCACTGGTTCCGCACGACGTTGGCGGAGGCCACCACGCTTAGGCAGGAGCTACGCGAACGGTTCGACCCTCAGTCTAGCGCGTTTCACTTCTCCATCCGCTTTGACCAAGACCTCACGGGCTGGCCCGAACGCCGCCCGACGTACAGCTAACCAACCACACAGGAGTAACGCCATGAAGTACCGAGTTGAAATCGAACGGCGCTGGATCGAGTGCAGCTACGCCGAGACGGTCATCGAGGCAGGCAGCAAGGCCGAGGCGCTGGAGGCAGCGAGCAAACTAACGGACTGGGAGGTGGAGTTCCCGGACAAGAACCTCGAACCCGAGACAGAGTACCGTGTCACAGCCATCAAGGAGGACGCAGCATGAGCGAGCGAGTGCTTATCAAGCGGGAGCGCTTGGACAACAAGCATGAGGCCACGATCTGGGCTTATGCCGACCGTGGGTCAGACCACTTGGCAGCCTTCGAGGTGGAGATCGTCGCCATGAACGACGACCATTACGACCGCTACGAGGCTGGCCAAGACCTTGCCCACGCCCTTGAGGCGCTGGCCACGGCACGCAACAGCGGCTTCAACTTCGACAGGTTCCGAGCAGAGCAGCGCCTCGCTGCGGCTGCCGAGCGTGACGAGCTGGACCTTTACTAACCAACCACACAGGAGAACCAACATGACAGCCCTTTACACCATCAAGGTGGACACCAGCGCCAGCGTTGACCTGACCGTCACGCTGGACATCGAGGCCGAGACGGAGGCCGAGGCACGGGAGATGTTCGAGCGGGAGGCACAGGAGGAGATCGAGCGACTGCCTTGGGGCAGCGCTGAGATCAACTGCGCCTACATCGACGGCGTCCCGGCTGACCTGATCGAAGTCGTCGAGGTCGAGGAGCACGAGGAGGAAGCCGACGACGAGGAAGCCGACGACTAACCCCCCAACCAACCAACCCCAACCCCAACAAGGCTCGCTTCGGCGGGCCTTTTTTGTTTCCCTATTGACAGCGGTGGGGAAAATGTCAAAATAGTGTACAACTTGTTAGCTCAACAGGAGAACAGCTAATGTCTACCATTCAACCAACCACCCTTTCATCCGTCCTTAACACCACCAGCTACGGCACCATGGACCAGCGCGGCCTGTGGCGTGCCACTGTAAAGAGACTGGTCTCCGGCTTCGACTTCGACGACATCACCTGCACAGCCATGGACGAGTACCGTGAAAAGGCTGAGCGGCCTACGTGGTCGGCCATCGTCAACGTAATGACCATGGGCCAACTACGCTCAACCATCGAGAACTACGTCGAAATTTATCACACCACCCACAACGCCCACTCGAACGAAGCGGAGCGACAGAACGACTGCATTCTCTGGGGCGCTAGGGAGGAGACAGTCGAAGACGGCACCATCGACCGAGACGCCATGCCAATCGACGACGTGATGGCAGACGAGCTGGGCTTGGTTCCGGCTGCACCGGCGGCTGCGCCGACTGCTGCACCGACGCTCGATCTGCCAGCGGTGGACACGGCCAAGCAACAGGCGCTGGACAGCGTGCTGAGCGGCTTTGGCTTGCCGGCCTACGAGTATATCCGGGGGGCCGTGACGGGTCTCACCGAGGCTCTGGAGGCCGCCGAGAAGCGTCCTGCCACGGGCGGCGGTGTGACCATCACGCTGGGCGAGGCCAAGCCCGAGCGCAAGGGGCCAACATTCCCCGCCTGTACGGAGGTCAAGATGGTCTCGGCGCAGACGGTCTTCGGCAGCCGGGCCAAGGTGCTGGACTTCGATGTGCCTGTCTTCCAGTGGGACGGTGAGCATCCAGACGTGCCCGCTGTCATCGAGGACTATCAGTTCCGTCCCGAGCTGCTGGCTCAGGTGCTGTACTCTTTGGTCGGTGACAAGCGGGCCATGCTGACGGGCCACACTGGCACGGGCAAGACGACGCTGATCGAGCAGGTGTGCGCCCTGCTGGGCTGGCCGGTGGCTCGTGTCAACATGGACAGCGACATGGGTCGCATGGATCTGATTGGCCGAGACACGCTGAGCGACGGCACCAGTGAGTTTGTGGATGGCATCCTGCCTCAAGCGATGGAGGCTGGTTACGTGATGATCTTGGACGAGTTCGATGCGGGTCGTCCTGACATCCTGTTTGCTGTGCAGCGCCCGCTTGAGGGCCGTGGACTTATCATCACCGAGGATGGTGGCCGTGAGGTCAAGCCCAACTCGTGGTTCCGCCTGATCGCCACGGCTAACACCAAGGGCCGAGGTGACGAGCACGGCAGCTACGCTGGGACGCGCGTCCTTAACGGCGCCATGCTTGATCGCTTCACGATCTGGGCCGAGGTCGATTACCTGAGCAAAGCCGAGACGAAGAAGCTGGTGGCCAACAAGGGCGCAAGCCCCGAGCAAGCCGAGCACATGGCGGCTTACTTCGAGCTGCACAGCAAGGCGTTCAAGCTGGCCGAGACGTCAATGCCACTGACCCCACGGACGATGTTGGAGTGGACCGCAACGGCATCGTTCTTGGAGGCCACGGGCAAGGATAACTCGCTCAAGCTGGCCTTCGACTGGGTCATGCTCAACCGATGCCCCGAGGCCGAGGCGGCCACGATCAAAGGTCTGTACGACCGCATCTAATCAACCAACCACAGGAGTACACGTTATGAACAAGAACAGCGGACTGTTTGCTCACGAGCTGAGCACTACGGGTTCCACCCTTGGAGGCGGCGTTGCCGTCTCCGTCGGTGGAGACAAGGCTTATACGGACCACAAGACGATTGTTGTCCCCGGCTTCGACATGAACGGCGAGGTCAACGAGGAGACGCAGCGTGCCATGCGTGGCTATATCGACCACGAGGCTGGCCACTGTCGATACACGCCGGAAGACTTGATGCAGCGTGCCCACGACAAGGGTGGGATGCCGCTCAAGGAAATGACAAACGCCATCGAGGATTTGCGCGAGGAGCGCTTGGTCATCGAGGACTTTCCGGGGGCCAAGAAGAACCTTGAAGCCGTGGTCAACGTGACTGCGCGTGAGGCGGCCAACGCTATGGAGGCGGGCGGCAACGTCGACATGCGAGACGTGGGCTACGGGCTGACGTTGCTGGGCCGGTTGCGTGCTGGCTACGATTGCCCCGAGGCGCAGCGTGCCTATGACTGCCTGACCGACGAGACCAAGGATGCGTGCGAGCGCTGGGTTGATGAGGCCATGTCGTGCGAGACGGCGGACGAGGTGCTGGACGTGGCCGAGCGTGTGCTGGCTGATACGTGGCCGGGTGACGACGACAAGGAAGAAGACGAGCAGGGCGAGTGGGAGGCCAAGAAAGCTGTGGCCGTGCCCGAGGTCGAGGGCGACGATGGCAGCGCCTACGTGCCCGACAAACGGTGGGACAAGCACATCATGCTGGAGCGGCAGGAGGATTTCTTGCAGCTGCCTGACGACCATCACCTGTCACACACGGGTAGCTTCGAGCGTGGCTGGAAAGGCAAGGTGCCTGACGCTGTAGACCGGGCCAAGTGGGGCAAGATCAAGCGCAAGCTGCGCAACATGGTCGGGCCTATGCTGGGCCGGGTGCAAGCGGCGCTGATGACCGAGACGGAAAGCGTCTGGCAGGGCGGCCACACCAGTGGGCGGCTGGACAGTCGGCGGCTGGTGGCTGCTGTTGCTGGGCAGGAGGCCGTGTGGCGCCGCAAAGAGGGCGGCATGGATCTGGACACGGCGGTGCTGCTGTTGGTGGATTGCTCGGGATCCATGAAGTACGACAAGAAGATCGAACAGGCAGCCGAGACAGCCATCGTCTTGAGTACCGTTTGTGATCGGGCCAGCGTGCCGAATGCTGTGATTGGGTTCGACAGCCTCAACTTCGAGCGAGCGGCTGCGCTGACGGGCAGCGTTGAGGGGTGGTCCGACGACCGATTTAAGTTCAAGGGCCAGCGTGACCCTGCGTACACGTACCAGTTCAAGGGCTTCGACACGCCGAGCGAGCGTGCTTGGTTCGGGCTGACTGCGCTGAGCCGTATGGCGTTTGCTGAGAACGCCGATGCCGATGCGATCATTAGCGCCGAGGCCATGCTCCGACAGCGACAGGAGCGGCGCAAGGTTCTGATTGTGCTGAGCGACGGCATCCCGGCCAGCAACCGAGACGGTCGTTTGCACGAGGCGACCAAGGCTGCGGTCAAGCGGCTGGAGATGGACCCATCATTCAGTGTGTTCGGCATCGGACTGCAAGACAGTTCGGTGTCCAACTACTACTCCGATTATGCAGTTCTGCATGACCTTGCCGAGCTTCCGCGCACGGTCACGGGCGAGCTGTGTAAAGCGCTCATTGGGCGCAACGTCGTGGCCCGTGCGGCTGCGTAATCAACCAACCACTATCAGGAAAAACCAATGCAAAAAAGCATTCAAGAAAACACCCCCGTTCGCAACGGCAAAGTGCCGATGATCTTTAACCGTGAGCAGTTCAAGTCAAAGCGTCGAAGCCTTGGCTGGACACAAAAACGCTGCGCCGAATGGTTCGGCATGAGCGCCCCTGCCATCGGCCACTGGGAGGTGGGCACCACCGTACCGTGGGAGAAAAACTGGGCCAAGATTGAGGAGTTCATGGTGCTTGGCGACGAGACGTTGCCCGTGCCTGTGCCCGAGCCGAAGGCCGACCACCCCGAGTGGTGGCCAAGCGCTACGCCCGAGACGTTCATGTTGCAGCGCAACGATCAGCCGAAGCTGCGCATCAAGGGCTGGTGGCTTGGCAATGCCGAGGGCCAGTCACCCAACGGCAGTGATGCAGAGGCTAATTTGTATCTGACCGAGGGTGGGAAGACCATCGTGCAGGTGCGCTACGTGCTGAGTGGCAAGTGCTATCTGACGTGGGGCGTGATCGACTACGTGATTGGTCGGATGGAGCCGTTGCCGTGGGCCAAACAGCTGGTGATCGACCACGGCGTCGACAGCTGGGAGGACTTTGAGTGAGCGCCGACTACGGCGTCGGGCGGCAGCGTGCGCTGCTGGCAGCACAGGGGGTGGGCTACGAGCCTACCCCCCATCTGGATGGAGACGGCAAGTGGCACTTCATCCGCCAGACATTGAGCCTCGTGTTGAGACGCAGCGGGGCTGTTTCCGAAGAATTTTTGGATGGTGCCCGAGTGGGTGCCATCGAGGCGTGGGAGCGCCTGATGGACAAGGAGATTGTGCAATGAGCACCGACGTAAAACTGTTGGCCGAAGACCTTATGGTGTTGCGGCACGTACCGTATGAGCTGCTGGAAACTGTGAAGACGCAGCACGTTACCCTTCATCTGAATGACTGGGAGGCACAGGAGTTTACCTCTGCCGTGAGACGTGGCGCCAAGAACCTGCGCAAGCAAAGTGCGTGGGCCATGCAAGACGGACGCACGGATCAGGGCATGGCGGACGCGAGACGAGCCGGGATGATGGAAGGCGTGCTGGAAATCTTGACGGCTGGTGAAGGGGAGGCTGAGTGATGAAAGGGAGTGGCATAACGTATTTGGTCGTTTGGTGGGATCCCGATGAGAACGACGACAAGTTCGCCCCCTTCTGCACCAAGAAATGCGCCGAGGCATACTACGACGAGCTCGTCGCAAATGGCTCGTGGGTGTACCTGTGCAGGGTACTGAGGGAGCCTCCCATCGACAAGGACAAGGAGACTGCGTGATGTTCTTTCGCAGGAAGAAGCAGCCGCCCGCCATTGTGGTGCGGGCGAGCTGGTATCGGCTGACCGAGCGGTGGTGGCCGGATTGTTTCTGGGTGAAGGTCGGGATGCTGGCCAAGGAAAGGCGCGTGACCATGCGCAACCCGGAACGGATGGCCGAGCTGATTGCCGAGGTCGAGAGCGGGTACGGGGAGTACCTGCTCGCGAGCTGGCCGTGGGTTCGTGACATGCAGAAAAGGGAGCAAGCGCGTGGGTAGACCAAGGAAGCCAACCGTTGAGGACGCCGTCGACTTCTGGGTGCAAGCCAAGTTGAGGCATGGGCCTATTGGCAAGACGACCGTGTACTTTGCCGAGCGTTTTCGGGACAAGATGGGCAGCGCCAAGGTGATGGAGTTGTCTGGGGCTGACATCGCTGGCTACGTTGACCGGGGGCAGGGTGCCGCTGGTCAGCGTAGGGAGATCAACACCGTGAAGGGGATAGTGAACTACTATCGCAAGATGCACGGGGAGCAGCCCGTGTACTGTGACCGGCCTCGTGAGGGTTCGGGACGGCAGCGGTGGCTGTCGGCCAAGGAAAGGGACGCCTTCATCGAGGCGTGCCCGCCTGACATACAGCCGATTGTCACGGCTATGTTCTTTACGGGCGCCCGCAAGGGCGAGCTGATGGGCTTGAGGCCGGGACAGGTGGACTACGAAGACCGGACGATCAACCTTGGCACCTTGAAGGGTGGCCGTGGGATGCGACACAGGATCGTGCCTTTGCATGATCGGGTATGGCAATACGTGGAGGGGACGGAGGGCCAAGACCGTGTGTTCCCTGCGCCGTCTGGTCGGGAGTGGTCCACGGTGTCGTTCGGCCATCGCTGGTGGCCAGTTGTGGTGGGCTTGGGCATGACTGACTTCAAGCCGCACGATTGTCGGCATACGTTCGCGAGTGAGCTGGTGCGGCAGGGCGTGAGCTTGCGTGTGATTGCGGACATGCTGGGCCATAGTTCGTTGGCCATGGTCATGCGGTACAGTCACGTGGCCACGGGTGATAGCAGGGCAGCCGTGCTGAAATTGTAATAATAATTAGCAAAATCCGCATTGACGGTTGTAAAGTTTTTTGACAGGTTTGTTTGAGCGCTTACTTAAAAAGGCGCGTGAACTGGAGGTGAGCATGGATAGCGAGGACGTTGTCCGTGAGCTGCAATCTCTCCGCTTAGCTGTCGAAGGACTTACGCAAATCGTGATGCGTATGGAAGCCAAAGGAAGGGGTGGTCTAGCTGGGGCAGAAGTGCCTGAGTTGACTGCCCTTACCGCAAGACAACATGCGGCGTTGCAGAGCTTGGTGTACGGCTTGGATGCTGACATCACAGCGACGATCATGGGTGGTATCTCTGCGGAGACCGTTAAAACCCATTTGCGACAGGTCGGTAAGAAGATGGGCGTCACCAAGCGTGGCGAACTGCGCGTCATGGGTCAGAAGTTTCTGGCCCAAGGCTCCGACACTGAATACAAGGCCGCTACGGGCGGCTTCGGACGGACCTATATGATCGAGACGGATCCCGCTGTCGAAGATGAACTAAGGCCGTTGATTGCACCAGTGAAGCCGGGGCTGCTCGTGACCGAGTAGTCGGCTTGACAGGTGTAAACTTTTTTGACACCCTTGCAAGACAACTTGCAGGGGTGTTTTGCTATGCAAACTAATCTTGTCGCAGCGAACATGCTGCGTGATCTGCTGGAGAGCGATGAGGCACTGGGGCCAATGGTTCGGGTGACGTTGGAGCGTGTGTCTGCGCTGCTGGACGGGCGTGGCTTGTACGTGGAGATGGGCCGAGACAGGCGTGCCGACGAGCTAAAGCGCCGTATGGCGGACGGGCTGAGATCGGCGAGTGAAAGCGAGCTGGCTGAGCTGGCACAGGCGCTGGGCGTTAAGGCGGAGGTTGTGAGGGGGGCGCTGGGATGAGCGTGCTCTGGGAACACATGACTGCGGACGAGCGAAGGAAGGCTGTGGAGCTGGCGGACATGAAGTACGCGTACTTGATGTCGGGTGGAACGCTGGAGCTGGCGGAGGAGCTAAGGCCGCCGGAGCCGCTGGTCGAGGCGGAGGCCAGCTTGCTGTCGTCTCGGGACGTGTGCGCCGTGCTGGGCGTGCAGAACATTCGGACGGTTGCGCGGATGCGTTCCGAGCAGGGGCTGCCAAGCCGCAAGGTCAGGGGCAAACACCTGTTTGTCCCCGACGAAGTTGTGGCGTGGGCCAAGAAGCGTGGGCGCGTCGTTAATCAACACGCACTTCCGGGCGGTAATGGCTCATGAGCTGGATACAGTCTTCAAGGCTGGCCCGGTAGTAGGCCGAGCTGACGTGGCCGCTGGGCGAGTGCCCCACAATCATATCGACTGTACCTTCTGGCGACTGCGCGTAGCGAGGTAGTAGTGTCCGAAATGTCGAGCGCGTTGAGTGCATCGTCTCGAATGGCGTAGCTCCGGCTCGTGTCAGATAGAAGTTGACGCGTGCGCTGAACCGGGCCGCCTGTATTTTCCAGTCCAAGTTTATTCGTGGAAACACAAACCCGTCCGGGCCGGGACGCTGCTGACTGATGACGTGCTGGGCCAAGGGTATCAGGGGGACGACGCGCTCGCCCGACAGATTTTTGCTGCGAGGAATGGTCCACAGGTCGTCTGTCAGATGGTCTGCTTGCATGTTGGAGATTTCCGAGATGCGTGCGCCCGTGAACAGGCCAAGCGCAAAGATGGCGCAACAGGCCCGTTGCATGTCGGTGTTGCGGTCCATACGGTCGTAGAGATGTTGCCATCGTTCGAGCGTGTACGGGCTGTTGGCTTGCCGGCGAGCACGCCGCTCGTCTCGGGTTGGTGGCCGCCACTTGGGTGTGGTGAGTATGGCCGGGTCGTAGGGCCGGCGCTTGGCGGCCATGGTCTTGAGGATCGCGGATCGGACTAGCGTCGTCTCGTTGCGGATGGTGTAGGTCGACCTCTTGGGGACCAAATCCTCACGGTGATAGCACCAACGCTGCCACGCATCGAAGGTGAGCTGTTCGATTTGGTCGCAGCCAGAGTGGTTGGACAGGTCTTGCAGGACGAGGCGATAGTGGGGGTTGGGCAAAAACTCAGCCGCATCCAAAAGGGGCGTGCCTTCCGGTGTCGCGCTGGGGATGCCACGGGCCACCTCAATCTCATTCTGTAGCTGGCGCACGACTGCGGGGGCGAGGGCTGCTGCCTCCGCCTTGCTCTTGGTGCGCAGTGATTGGTGCAGCTCGGTCTTCTTGATGATGGGTTGGACGTCAGCTGGGACGCGCAGACGGGCTGTGTAGGTGCCGGTCTTGGACTTGTAGACATGCTCTAGGTGGTTGGCTGGCATGTGTTTTCCTCCGGTTAAGTGTCGGAATGCTGAAAAAGTTTAACTCGCTCAACATTTTTTACACCTAGCTGGTGGAGTTGTTTCCGTCAAGTATGTGGAGCGAAAACCTTGGGGGCGACTTCCTAAGCTGCTGAACTGTAACGGTTTTCTAGGCCTCGATGGACCATGATGGAAATGATTGCACCCCTATTTTTCCGTGAACTTTGTGGAGTTTCCTGTGTAGTTGTCCCCAACAGTGTAGTCGGGATGGAGTAAAAAACGGGGGTTGTAAAATGTCAGCGCATAGGGTTCAAATAACGAGCCAATAAATTGCGGGTGTGAGGGGCGGCTCAACCAACCACAGCAAAACCGCCCCGACGTGCAGGAGCACGCCATCGCCCGTCTTCGAGTGAGGACGACAGATTGATTAAGAACAATGTTGCAGAAGATGCAACGGTTTTTGGTATTTCCCCCGCCATGTTCACAGCTTGTTCCGCCATTGCGCTGCTATATGACGCACTCGATGGCTTGGACGGTCCAGTGCGGGACGACGCGCTGGAAGCTGCGGTGGACGTGATCGCGCAAGCTACGCCCGAAGGTGAGGCGGCCAAGTTTTTGGTGAGCCGCTTGCGGCGGGCTAATTAGGTTTAACTAATATCGAACCTTGTACAAGGGCGTCGGCTCAGCGAGCAAGCGCCCTTTTTCTTTGGCGATGCGCTGGGCCATCGTGGCGGGTGACGTGTCGATGTCGAGCGTCATGCCGATGGTCTTGGTGATGTCCCGACTTAACTGCTCCCCAAACGAGATTTCGCGTGGGTTCGTCTCGGCGTACTGGGTCATGAAGGCGCCGATGCTGTCGTTGGACGACGTGTTTTCGTTGAGGCTGGCCGGGACGACGACGTCCTCATTGGCAGCGATGATGTCGGCGATTGGATCTGACGCCGGGACGCCCGGATCTTCCTGCGTCTTGAAGGCTTCACGGCCACGTTTGATCTGGGCCTTGATGTCCTTGTCGTCGATGCCTTCCATCATGCGCCTGTTGGCTTGTGCGTTGAGGCTGTAGGGGTCAGCGGCGCCGCCGCTCTCCCACTCAAACATGGCACGGGCGACGGAAGCGAGCTGATCGTCGTCGAGTTCCTTGTCTGCGTCGAGACCCGTCTTGCCCTTGATGTACTTCTTGTAGCTTTCTGGGTGCCCGGTGGCGTAAGCCGTCATAATCTTGTCGATGGTTGGCTTGTCGCCGACGCGGGCTTGAATGAAGTAGCCGTAGTAGGCGATGCCGTCCTCGGGTGTCTCGAAGGCTGCGGTGGACAGTGCGTTGCCGTCTGAGCCGGGGAGGTCGGACGTCTCGACGGCGCCGAGTAGATTGTGCCCCTTGTCGGTACGGGCGCCAACTGCACCCGGATTGTAAAAGCGGACGCTGGCTGGCGCAGCTTTGCTGTTGCCTGCAAACGTGAGGCCAAGGGTGTTTTCTTTCTTGGCTTCGCTGTACGTGATCGGGAACATGCGCCCGTCGTCGCTGGGGCTGGCAAAGAGCTGGCCAATGCGGGCCTTCGGGATCGGAACGTCTACCATTGGGCGTCTCGGAGTAGCTGGAGTTGGGCGCATAATATTGGGGCGCCGGCAGCCTGTCGTCCGGGTTGGGGGCCAACAGTACCCGGCTTGCTATGAGGAACAGACGCTACCAACCGATGTTACGTTGATCCGCCGGGTACTGTTGTTTGGTGCGCCCCCGACTGACAGGGAGGAGATGTCGGTCGGGGGCTGGGCATAGCGCTATTGGAGGACGGCAGCGCTACGCCTTAATGCTGGGGCACGGGTACGCTTCTTTGAACGCGAGCGGGACGGCTATCTCTAAGACGATGTCCGGGTTGTCCATCAGATCGTTGGCGAGAAGCCAGCGCATGAGCACTTCCTCGGTCTTGTCGTGCTGCTCGAAAGGGTGGGCGTCGCAGATGGCGGCGCTTCCTGTGATGAAGATGCTGGCAGCGTTTGTGCCCGAGACGATGCCAGCGACGTAGAACCAAAACGGGTGCAGCGGATCGCCACGAGCTGCGGACAGCTGGTGCAGGAAGGCGTCTCGTGGCGTGACGATGTTCATGGATCGGGCGTGCTGGCTGTAAAACAGACCGGCGGCCAAAAGTATGGCGGTGACGAGGGCGAGTTGGAAGTTGCGCATCAGTGGCTCTCCGTTTGTCTCGCAATCGTTTCAAGGAAGCTGGCCACGTAATGGGTGGCGGCGTCGTCTACGGTCTCTGAGACAGTTTCTGGTGGATCGTTGTGATCCACAGGGATGAGGTGGCACACACACACCGTCCACAGCGCGGCTATCTCTTGGGCATTGCCTTCGGGGCCACGCTGTACGAAGGCCTTGAGGGCGGGGGTAATGTCGTATGGCTTGTCTTCCATCCACGAACGGAAGGGCCAATACCAATCGTGAAGGGCGTCTCGGCACAGGTTGGCGGAGACGAGAGCGTCACACAGGTCGAGGGCGTCATCGTTGAAGTCCCAGAGGGCTTGCTGCTTTTCTTCGAGGGCGTCTGAAAATGTCTCGCACATGCTGAGAGCCACCTTGTCCGCGAAGGGTATCTCGCTGGGCGGCTGCTTGGTCTCGACGACACGGTCCATGGCCTCGCTGATAAGCTGGCGGACTTCCTCGGCGTGGCCGGTGGGAAGGCTGGCGATGACTTTGATCTGCTGCTCCTCCTCGTCTTCTGTCTCGGATATGACAAACGTGACGACGGCAGTTGGATCTGGGATCTCATCAAGTGTGCGTTCGAGTTCTGTCAGAAGTCGGTCAGTCAGCTTCATCGTTTCCTCCTGTGATGTAGCCGTTGTGTGCGAGCCAACCGCTGTAGAGGTCGGCGAAATCTTGTAGGTAGAGGACGACGTAACTGTCGTGTGTGGGCTGGCGGGACTTGCGGTTGATGACCACGGGTCGTTCAAGGCCGCAGTTCTTGCGGGCTTGCTGCATCCACGCCTCAATGGATATGCGTTCGTGGCGTTTGGCTTCGATGGCGAGACCGGGCGTCCCGGTGATGTCGGGGAGGGCTTCGCCACGACCGCCGCCTGACAGGGGCGTGCGGTGGCAGTCGAGACCGCAGACAGTATTGAAGTAGGCGGCCAGTTCGCGCTCGTAGGCATCGCCTTTTTGTTTTGCGCCGCGTCCCTTAACCAATGTCTAGTTCCTTCCTGCACCGTTTGCAGAGGTACTGATTGCGTGGGCGGCGCTTTGTGCAGCCGCAACGAATACAGGGCCGGCGCCATGTCGCGGGCTTGCGTGGCTGAAACTTAGCGCCGGGATATTGCCGGAGGCCAAGCTCGACGTGCATTCGCTTGACCGTGTCCGTGCAGACGCCAAGACGTTGGGCTTGCTCTGGTAGTGGGTCTGCGACGTGGGCACGTAGCCAGTCCTTTTCATCCGGGGAAAGTATGCGCTTTGGCAAAGGCCGACTTCCTCTTGCTGGTGTACAGTTTATTTACACCTTTTAACATGCGCAAGCAAAAACCCTGTGGACACCGGATCGCGGACCGACCCCCAAAGGGAGGGGAGCGCGTACAAACGCACGGTCTAAGCAAAGGCTCCGGGGGAGCGTTTGCGTAACGGCTCGAAAAAAAGCAGCAATTCCTGGCTCGCCCTTTGAGGGAGTGCCGGGTAACTTTCTGCTACCTGTGACGGGTAAATTCGTGGCTTGTCCAGCACACGCTGGTGCTAACAAGTGCTGAAAAACAGTAAAGTATTGACACCGTTTTCGAGGTGTGTCCCTATAGTTATGTGGTTTTCAGACAACCAGTTCGTTTGGTCGTACAAGTTTTTTGCTCCCCTTGGGGTCCGCAAAAAAAGTGGCTTTAGTTCTCCTTCGTATCTACGTGCCTCTTGGGTCTTTGCTGGATCGTGCATCAAAATTTCCGTAAAAAATTTGAGACAATTTCCGACGCATCTGTGCGTGAGCGCAACCGTGCGGCGGAGCCGCAGCTGGCTGCTTACGTCGATCAGATCAGGGAGCTGATGGGGCCAGCGAAGGTCACGTATCTTGGCCCCCGACGACTAGACCCCACTCGGCAAGTAGAGGCACAGGAACCCGAAGACGCTTGCTGATGGCAAGCAGCGGGTCTGGCTGGCTCGTGAACCGTGGATCAGTGGCCAACTGGAAGGCCGCCTGCTTGGCGCTCATCGTGCTGTGAAGCGTTGGCCGCCATTCTCGTTCACCTAGCGCTTGGCCAAGGTAGTAGCTGCGCTCCGTGATTGGATTGGCCTCCCGTACCTTCCCGTAAGAAATCTGCGTCACCCGGTCGAGCGGCGTTGCGATGTTGTGCGTCAGGCCAATCGCCTGATACGGCGTGCAGGCTACGCCTTTTACGTTCTGCTGTACTTTTTCGTCGTGGTCCCAGATGCCGTGCTTGCGTTGGGCCATGGCCTCGTCCTGATAGACGGGCTTGACGAAAATCTGCGTCGATATGTTGGTCAGTGCGTGGCTGGACCCAGCCTCAGTCGCATGACCGTCTGCACCGGGCTTGTTGCTGTGATGCAGCCACACGACGCACAGCCCAGCGCGTGTGAGCTTCTGGGTCAGTACGTTGTAGTCCGTCCACTCACTGGCCTCGTTCTCTTTGAGGCCGGGAAAGTGCGAACGAACAGTGTCGAACACGACGATGTCGGGCGAGTGTATCTTCAAAAGTCCACTGAGTTGGCCGATGCCAGACTTGGTCGTAAGGTTCAAGGCCGTGTCCATCATACCTTCGGGTCCGGGTACGCTGCCCGGCACGACGCGCAAGTTGTCTCCGCTGTTGCCGATCAGCGAGAACCGGCGCAGCCGATCAGCGATCAGGTGCGGGTTGTTCTCAGGGTCAAGCACCAAGGCGCGTGGCGTACTTTGGATTTGCCATGGGCCAACAAAACTCCCGAGCTTGGTCGGGTCGCACGCTGCCTTGAGCAGCATCATCAGCAGTTCCGACTTGCCGCTGCCTGAGTACCCGGCCACCATCGTGGCCTTGCCGGGTTCAAGTATTGTCTCCACAAAGGCTGGCTTGCGAGGGGGCAGGGCGTCGAGGAACTTTTCAGACGTTGCGTCCGACAGATAGCCGACGATTGGCTTGGGCGGTTCTTCTTCCTCCTCCTGCTCACCGTGCAAGTCCGGGTGGTTCTCCAGATCCGCACGCCACAGGCTGTCGACGATGATTTCTGTCTGAGTGCCAGCGTACTTTTCGTGATCCCAGTATATGGCGCCCAGCCGCTTGGCTTCGTCGAGCACCCACTCTTTGTCCCGGCGCTGGTGGATCAGCTGGCCGACGACAAACTTCATTGTCTCGTTGCGTTCGCCCTTAGTGACTTGCTGGCCTTGGCATTTGGCCATCAGCCACTCCTCGGCTGTCTGGCCTTTGACCGCGTATTCAGTCAGGTCAAGGTCACTGAACTTTGGCCCGTCGTCGCTAGTCGTGGGAACAGTCAGCCCCGGAAAGGGCGGTAGCTCGTCGATAGAGCTGCGGCTTAACCATTTCAACCCTGTGCTCGGCGGTACGCGCACCTGCCCACCGTCCCCTCTGAGGTCCAGTCCAGCGATCCCTTTGCTGGCAGCGTTGCGGACTGCTTCGCCCGTGTGGCTGAACCAATAGTGCCAACCCTTGGAGGTCTGGACGACCATGGGTGTATCGGTAAGGCCGATGCTGGCGGCGTAGTCACGCGCCTCTGCGGTGTCGCAGTCCACCACGACGATGCCAGACAGGCTGCCTGTGATGACGCCGATGTCCAGCTGGACAGGCGTGGGCCAACGACGCCTTGCTTTGTAACTGTTGCTTAGCCACGGGCGCCCAGTGTGGACGCCGCCTTCTTCTCGCAGCCACTCGGGTGGCTCGGGACTTTGAAAATAGTCTGCAATATCAAGCAGATCGTCCTCCGTTTGGCGAACGTCGTGCCAGACTTTCCATTGATGGGCTGGAATTTTCTCGCCCTTCTTGAGCGCAAGGACTTGTAGCCCTTCTTCGTGCAGCTCAAGCGCGACGTCAATCCAGTTGTCCATTCGTGTCGTCCTCCTCAATAAAGTCCTTCGGGTCCAGCCCGGCGGCTTTGCAAATCCTGACAAGGTCCGCGATCCGCATGTCCCTTGATCGACGCCAGTGGTAGGTGGCCGTCCTAGACCGTCCCGCCAGCGCTGCAAGTTGGGGCATCCCCCCGACTGCTTTGACCAGTTTGTCGAATGCGAGCATTTTTTCCTTGCCTTCTTATAATTCTTGCTGGATAAAGTGTAGCGTTTTTTGACACCTACCGCGAGAGGACGCAAGCGAAAATGTCATTACCGATACGAAGCACGTCGACCATTGCACTCGACGACCCCTCGAAAAGTCTCCTCGTAGCTCATCAGGGCTGGGGCAAGACTTACACCGCCCGATACTTTGCCGAAGCCTATGGAAAGGGCATCATTTTCAGCGGCGAGGCTGGATTAAAAAGCCTCCAAGACGTGGAGATTGACTACGTCTCCTTTACGGGCTGGGAGCACGCAGAAGGCGACGGGGTCGCGTTCAAAGACCTGCTGAAAATGATGCGTGGCCCCGAGTTCAAGAAAGCTGGATACAAGTGGATCATGCTCGACAGCTTGACCGAGCTGTCGGACATCATCTTCCGCCATTACGACAAGCTGTATGGGGACGCCAACGGCTTCAAAGTTTGGGCCGACTACGGCAAGGCCATCGAAGGCACGCTGCGGATGATCCGCGACCAGAATGATTACCACGTTGTCGTGACCTGTCTCGCCAAAGAGGAGAGCGACAACAACGGAGCCACCCATTACTGGCCCCAAGTGCAGGGCAGCAAGCAGGGCAAGAAGATCCCGGCCATCTTCGACAACGTATTTTGCGGGGCCAAGACCCCAGTCAAGTCGAGCGACGGGCCACCCACCATCCAGCGTGTGATCTACACCGACGAGATCAACGGGTGGCATGGCAAGGTTCGTGACCCTTACGGCGCAGCACGGCCCGTCGAGGAGACGGCCAACATCGTCGAGATTATTAAACGCATCCAAACCGGAGACAAAAAATGAGCTTAACCTTTTCCGATCTTGACCTGTCGGGCGTCAGCGAAAGCAGCTCGCTGGGCATTGGCGTCCATGTGGTCACTATTACCGACGCAAAGTTTGGCCCCCGCAATCAGGGTGAGCGCCCTGTCGTGGAGCTAGAGCTGAACGCTGGCGGTGCGACCTACACGGACACGCTGCGTGTTTACAGCGAGAGCGAGGCCGGTGCGCGGATTAGCCAGCAGCGCCTCAAGCAGTACCTTGTGGCAACGGACTTCGACGACCCGAACAACCCGGACGACATCAACTGGTTTAAGGGCAAGCGCTGCAAGGTAAAGATTGAACCGGGCAAAGCGTTTGTCCGAGACGACGGGACAACTGGCAACTACAAGAACGTCACGGCGGTGTACAAGCCAGACGCAGAAGTCAGCGACGTGGTCAAGCCAGCGGCTCAGCCAGCGTCACAGGCGGGCTTGGCCATTGGTTCTACCTCGACATTTGACGACGATATTCCGTTCTAAGTCATGTCCGAAATCGCCGAGACCATACTCACCGCCATTGACGAAGGCTTTGTTGGCAGACGCAAGTCGAAGCCGCGTGCCTACATTGGTGGGTCCAACATCGGCGGCCCTTGTGATGCCGCGTTATCCTTCTCTCTGCGCGGCTTCCCAGACGATGAGCCTCCCCCTAAGACGCAAAGAATTTTTGCGTTGGGCCACGCCCTCGAAGACCTCATCGTCTCCGATCTCAAGCAGTCGGGGATCACAGTCCTAGACCGTGACCCCGAGACAAACTGGCAGTTCGCCTTACAAAAATACGGTGGCCACATACGTGGTAACATCGACGGCCAAATTGAGGTGGCAGACGGCGAGCTGGCGCTGCTTGAGATCAAAACCATGAACGCCGCCAAATGGAGAGCGTTCGTGAAGAAGGGGGTGGCTGAAAGTCACCCCCAATACTTGGCACAGATGCAAACCTACATGGGTCTCGGCGGCTTTGAACGGGCTGTCCTCCTTGCCTACAACAAGGACACGTCTGAGCTTCATGCGGAAGTCGTTGAGTTTGACGAGCTTGTCTTCCACGCACTGATGGCGCGAGCCGAACGTGTGATGGGTGGTGACGCTCCTAGATGCTCCGACAACGAAGACGACTTCCGTTGTAGATTTTGCTTCAAACGGGGTGCGTGCCGTGGGGGCAAGTTGCCAGAGAAAGACTGCGCGACTTGCCTCCACTCCATTTGCCAAGACGACGGTCGTTGGTACTGCAAATTAAAGTCCGAGACAGCGCAGGAGCTTTGCGATGACTATTCAGTTTGGGAGCCAAGTGCTTACTGAGGAAGACCTCATTGAGCATCCAAACCACTACGCGAAGAACGAGATCGAGCCGATCACCTTTATCATGGGCAACGACGCCGATGGTATGTACGCCCGTGGCGCTGTCATTAAGTACGTCAGCCGTGCTGGACAGAAATCATATGACGGGATGACGGCCAAGCAGTCGGAGATTGCCGACTGGAAAAAGGCCATGCGTTACTGCGAAATGCGCATCCGACAGCTTGAAGGTAAGCCAGTCGTTTAGTAATCGCACAGCTGCTGGTGCAGCAGGTTGTGTTCCAACACCTGTCGCTTTGTCTCGGAGGTGTCGCCCATCGCCGGGTAGATGTACCCGTAGACTTCGCAAGCGTCACTGACGGAACCAGCCGCCCTTCCGCAAGCGTTCGTCAACATCAGCGTCACTAGCAGTCCGCACGCTGCGCTCAATGCTCTGCGCATGTTGTTTAATCTCCTCCAGTTTCTGTTTGGCCCGCTTGTCTTGGTCCCGCTTGCTGTCTCGGCGGCCAGCCAAGTAGACGAGAAAGCCGAAGGCCGCCGCTGCTGCGGCTGCGCCCCCGGCTACGATTTGGTGGATGAGCATGAGGTCCATTTAGAACTCCGTGGTGCCGTAGTTTGTGCGCTTGTAGGCGCTTCCGCCGACGCCGCTGGACTTGCCTTCAACCGGTTTCAGGTCGACCAAGGCTTCCTTGAGCGCCCGGTTGCCGCCAAGCAATGGCGTGCGCCCGACGACCTCGCGGATTGCCTGACGCTGCTTGCCGGGGCTGCCTTCGCCGCCTGCGGCTTCTCCGGCGGCGTCCTTGATGCCCTCGGCAACCTTCAGCGTGTCGTTGAACAGGCCGAGCGTCGGGCCAAGGATTGTCTCGGCAATCCGCTGTTGGCCGTAGGCTCCGTTGTCGGCCTGCTCTGCCGTCGTGCGGAAGATGTCGCCAAGCAGGCCGAGACCGCCTGCCTGCATGAAGGACTGCATGTACCATCCGGCCATGGCGTCCAGCTGCTCGTCTGACCACTCGGGGCCAAAGGTGTTGCTGAGTTTGGTCGTCTGGTTGATGCCGAAGCTCTGCCCTTCTTCGCCGCCCCGAGCCATCACCAGATCCTTGGTGGCGATGGACCCAGCAGCAACCGCTGGGCCGAGCGTCATCAGCAGCGCTGGCTTCTTGAGGTGCTGGGCCGCCGTCCCGAAGTCACCCGCTCGGATAGCCTTCCACGCTTCGACCGGCTCGTCCTTCAGCATTTCCATGGCGAAGCGCTGGTACATGATGGCAAAGGACTTGAGCTGGTAGATCATCGCACCCCACGGACTGTTGGCGAACAACGGCATGTCGTGTGGCTTGGGGCTGAAGATCGTTGCATCCGTGAAGCGAATGATGGCCCGCTCGAACATGGCGTCCGCATCTGTCCCGCCGCCCACACGAGGCAGGGGCTGAGACGGATCAAAAGTCATGCCGAACTTAATCAACTCACGGGCGTGACGGTTGTAGGCTGGCGACCCCTTGGCCCCCGATCCCATCTTCTTCAGCGCCTCCATGTGGTGACGGAGGCCATGCTCGGCGATGGCTGCGGCGCCAGCCCGTTGCATGTTCGTCCAAGGCGTGAGGCCAGTCATTTTAAAGAACGTCGACTGGATGATGTTGCTGCCGTCGCCGACCAGCTGCGCCATTCGCTCGTGCGTGATGCCATCCATTGCAATGCCGATCCGACGGATGCTGTCTCGGTACTCCTTGTTGGTGAGGTACTTCGACCATCCTTGCCACGCAGCCTTGAAATCGCCGCTGCGGATGATTGGCATGGCCAAGTCGGAGAACGAGGTGATGGTTGCGTAGGACAACAGGGTCACGTTTTGGAAGGCGCGTATGTTCCGAGACGCGTTCCGCATGGATTGCGAAGCTCGGTTCACTGGCTTGCGCATAATCAGCCGGCTGTAACCTTCGGCGGCCATCATGTCGTCTCGGGAAATGTTTGCCTCTTGTCCCTTGTAGTCCTTCAGGGCGTCGATGATGGCATCGACCCGGCGTCGGTAGGTAATCGGCGTCGTGTCTGCGGGGTAAACGTCGTACAGGTACTGACGTGCGCCTTCGATGTCTTTCTTGGCCATTGCCATTGCTTTATCGGCAGCTTTAACAGCCAGACCTTCCGGCAGCATGGAGATGCCAATGGTCTTGTTCATACGCTCAGCACCGTCAGGTCCGACAGCGTAACGGCCCGTCGAGAAGTGCTTGTCGGTGGCCAGCAGTTCGATGATGCCGTTGCGCCCTTCTTGTGCGGCCTTCGCATAGTCCATGATGCCGTGGCCGTTGACGCCGAAGTATTCAGCCTGCTGGATCACGCGCTCCGTCTCGTCGAAGTACCGGACGACGGTCGCCATGAGCGACTGCTCCTGATACTTCTGTGCGCTCTCCAGCAGCTCGGGGGCTGCTTGGTGGAACTTCAGCAGTCGGCTGAAGTCCGCGCTGTCGATCAGGGCTTTCGGCATGTCGGCATCGAAGTCGACCACGCCAGTGTCGTTGCCGGTAATGTTGGCAAAGATCTTGTCGGCGAAGGCTTGCGCGTCTTCATTGCTGATTGGGCTACCCGACTTGCTTCGTTCTTGCTGGATATAAGCAAACATCAGGCTCTTAAAGCCTTGCTCGTCTCGGCGAATGATCTCAGGGTTCCAGACTTGCGGGAAATAGTCTGGGCCTAGATCCCCCACCAGTACGCCAGCGGCTTTCATCCGGTCGAGCTGCTTTCGGAACACCTTGCGCAACCGCGTGTACATCTGCCGCTCTTGTGCGTTCGCAAGGTTCGGCGCCTTGGATGGGTCGATCATTGCTGCGCGGATACGGCGTAGCGGGGCAGGCTCGTTGAACTGCTTGGCCAGTACCTTGTTGCCCTGCCAAGACGTGGTCATGTAGTTGGCCACCTTGGACAGCAGGTTGTCTGGCATTCCCGGTAATTTGTTGAGACCGACCACCTCGTCGTCACCTTCGAGGATTGGCATGATCGTGCGGCCAAGAACTCTCGTGTGCTCCGCCGTGAAGTTGTTGAACTTCTTAGCCAGCGTCGTCATGCCGGCCTTGTTGAGCCGTTGCTCAGCACCGTCGAGCGCGGAACTCAGGATTTTGCTGAGAGGCTTGAGAACGCGCGTCCGAGACCCAGTGACCAAGCCAGAGGCCACGCCCGCCATCGTCTCGGATACACCGGAGTTGGCTCGCAGATAGTCTTCGACTGCGCCTGCGCTGGTTGGTGGTAGTTTCGTCTCGGACGAGACAAGCTCCCAGAACGCTGCGCCAACACCGGACTTCAGGACGGTCTCGTCGTCTGGGTCGACAGGCAGGTCCGGGGCACGCAGGCTGCGCACGTTGTCTCCGTCAAAGATTGCGAAGATCGGGCGAGCAACGCCTTCGTCGTCCATCGTCCCGGCAACGCCATCGTATCCAGCCGTGCGCAGGCGCTGGTTAATGATGTTGCGAGCTTGGCCTTGGCTGACGCCTGCACGCTCAAGAACGTCGACCGCTGCAACGTAGAGATCGTCACCGTCGATAATGTCGTCGATGGTCTGACCGAACAGGAGGCCAGCACGCTGGTCTGCCGACGAGATGGCATCCATCAGGAGGCCAACGATTGGGCTGTCAGGTGTGTACTGGATGTTCTGTTGGAAGTTGGCGATGGCCTGCGCCCGAGTGACCACAGGTGCAACGTCATCAAACGTGCGGCCTGTAGCATCCAGCTTTTCGAGTAGCCCCTCCCGCTGGTCGAGCAAGGAGGACAGCTTGTCTCGCAGTGCAGTAGCCTCTGCGCTGGTCTCGGCCATGGCTTGCTGACCACGCGCTTGGAGGATGGACCGGTCGATGCTGGCCACTCGTTCCATGATGTCTTCGGCCTCGTCCTCAAAGCCGGTTCGGGCAGGGATGTCTCCGCCCTTCGTGCGCAGTGCGCCAACCGGATCGGACGAGACGTAGGTGGCCACACCAAACATGCCGTTGGTCTGCGCTCGGCCTTGGTTGTCCACCTTACGGCCCCGGCGGACCGGGACGTAGAGCGCAGTCGGCAGGCCGTCTGGCGTGAGGTTGAAGGCGCCTTTGGTAAAGATCTGAATGCCGTTGCGAAGACGAGCTGTGCCGTGACGCAGGACTTCGGAGAACGCGTCAGCCGCGACCTCTGGGGCCACTGCGTTGCCGACGCCGTGCATCGCTGTGATTGGCCGCTTGTTGTTGGCGAACATGTCGCCGTACACGGTCAGGCCCGGATACTTTTTGCGCAGCGCTGGGCTGGCGATCAGTCCGTTCACAAGGTAGCCCGTGCGGTCCATGTAGTTGCGTGCCCGACGCAGGAAGGTGGCTCGGTCTGGGCTGTCTGGGAATACACGGTCAAACGTCGTGCGGCCCGAAAGCAGCTGGACTACGGCGTCAGCCATGAACTCGTCAGCTGGTCGACCGTTGATGCGTTCGAGGCCCATGTCGTTGCTGCCACGGATGGCCAACAGGGCTACGTCTCGGATCGGATCTTCGCCGCCCTTCAGTCCTTGAGCAATCTGGCGCATCTGGGTGCGCAGCTGGCGGAACATGTCACTGGCTTCTGTAAGGGCAGGGCCATTGGCATCTGGCTGGCGGCCAAACAATGGAGCAAGCACTGCTTCGCGTGCTGGTTCGTCACCCGTGTTAGTGGCCCCGACCATGTTCATGGTGCGGAAGAACAGCTGCCGCATGGTTGCTGTGGTTTCCTCGTCTCGGCGGACGTTCATGCGACGCTGAAGGTCTTGGATCTGGGGCCGTGCGCCCAGCGAGACGCCGTCTTCGTTGATGCCGTTCTCGGCGATCTCTGTCAGGCGCAGGTTGTCGACCATACCGTCTTGCGGGACGACGTTCTCCTTGCCGCCCATGCTTCTATACGCAGAGCGGTACTTAGCAAATTCGGCCATGTCGTTGTCGTGGTACGCCTTGAGCATAAGAGACATCAGGCCTTGGCGGTCTTCGCCACCGGTGTACTTTTCAACGCCTTCATCGACAGGCTCAGCGTCCAGCTTGCGCTTGATGAGCTGGGCAATAGCCCGGTCCCGGCTTGGCAGGGGGCCACGGCGGTTGGTGAGATCCAGCAAGCTCGCCAGCTCCTCAACCGACGCATCGACAGGGACGTTGAAGTTGACCGCCTCTTTCTCTAGTGTCTCTTGCGGCTTGTTGGCGTTCGTGTGGTAGTACGCGCTATTCGCAAGTCGTGCCCAGCGTCCTTTACCTGCCTTCTTTTTCTTGCTTTCTTGCCGTCCCTTTGAGGGTCTGCCCTCCGCGTCGTTCATGTTCTTCCTGCGGCGTATGATGCTTTGGCCGCTGGCAAAGTCGTCGAACTGCTGTTCCAGCACCACTTCAATGTCAAACAGGATGTCTTGGATGACGCCGGGGCCATTCTCGTCCCCAGTCCACGCATTTGCAATACGCTCGTATTTTTCCGGGCTGAACTCGTCTGTGATGAACGGCAGCTCATCTGCGGCGGGGTTGTAGCCGTACTCGTTGCGGCTCTTGCTGGTGTCGATGACCAGTACCGTGTCGTTAATGTCAGAAATAGCCTTGCGGATTTGGAAGACGATTTCGTCGATTGGCACAAAGGTGCCGGTGTTGTTTCCGCGAGTGGTGCCGCCTTTGCGCCGGGCGATCCACTTGTTCTGCGCCTTGGTGTTGGTCAGGGAGTGCAGGTAGCCAAGCGTCTTAATGGCCATCCCCTCCAGCGCCGACCCTTGCTCGATTGCAGTGGTCCATTCGCCCTTGATGTCTTCCAGATCGGCAAAGCGAGACTGGATGGCTTGGGCCGTCTTGTCCTTTGGCGGGTTCTGCATGTCCGTGATCCGATAGATCAGGCGCTCGGTGTCGTCGAGGATGTTGGAGAAGATCGGATCGAACTTCTCTGGAACACCGCCAGACATAAAGAAGTCGAACAGCCTGCGGAAGATCGTGCCCAGCTTTTCAAAGAAGGTGAGGTTGGCGTTTTGCAAGCTCTTACGGAAGACTTTGTCGCTGGCCCATTTGGTAAACAGGTTTGCGAAGACTTCTTGGAAGTTTGCGCCGACATCCAAACCCTCTGGCGCACCGCCAAGACCGAGACGGTCCATGCGCAGGTTGCCGTTGTCGTCGATGTATTGGGCCAACTCAGTAAACCACGACGCCTTGATGCGCGGTGTCAGAACGTAGTCGGTAGACCAGTGGCCAAGCTCATGGAGCAAGGCGTGCATCGGGTGGAAGCCGCTCTCAGTGTTGAGCGTAATCTCCCCCGAAGATCTGAACTTGTACTGACTAGCGCCAACTTCTCGCGCTTGTACGGCGGCGGGGCTGTAGGTGCCGCCTACGTCTCTTGGCATGTCCACGCCTTTGACAAGGGTGGGTGCGCCGTCTGTTTTTACACCGGTCACGAGGCGCAGCATCATTTGCAGGGTCTCGGTGTCGGCGTCTTTGTACATGCTTTCCAGCGCCTTGTAGGCGGCTGCGCGGGTCGCCTGCGGGAAGGTGATCCCCTGCGGCAACACGCGAGACATGTAGCCGTAGAACATGGAGGCACGCTGGATCAGCTGGCCAGCATTGCCGCCCTTCAGCCCGACGCGCCACAGCTCGGCTTCGCGGGTCATCAGGTCTTGGAAGGTGGCGAAGGACTGTCCGTTGTCCAAGTAGCTTTTGAACAACGCCTGCTCTTGATCCGTCTCGGGCGCTGGCAGCTCAAGGTCTGCAATGTCTCGGAACAACGGAGCGCCAGCAATCTTGTCGTCGTAGCTTTTGCGCTGAAGCGGCAGGTCGTCTTTGCTGGTCTTGATCGGCTCCATGTCCTTGACCATGTCGGCAAGGACTTTCTGCTTGTTGCTGACGCCTTTGACTTTCGGGAGGTAGTAGAGGTTCCAATGGTCAGGGTTCCAGTTTGCCCCCATTTCCTGCCCATTGCGAGGCATCCCCAGCATGTTTCGGAAGTTGCCGCCTTTTGCGATGTTGCTGTCGCTGGCCTGCCGTATGCGGACAGACGGCGCTTCGGCATCTGGACCGACGTACTCGGCGACCAGTCGCAGGTCGCCCTTGGAGGCCGGGGTGCTCAGCATTGGGTCTGGTTGGCCCATGGCAGTTGCACCGTAGTCGTAGCGCGTGACGCCGTTCTTGTCCTCGAACTGCTGGATGGCCCGTGCATCAGCGTCTAAGGCAGCCTTCTTCTCGACGGAGGTTCGTTCGCGGTGAACCAAGACGCGGCTCAGAACGTCGCGAGCTTCCTCATAGGTGTCACCGGCGAATGACTGGTTCAGCTCGGCATCGAAGATCACCACGCTGCCCGGATTGACCATCTGGTTGAAGCCGTCCTTGGTGGCGGCTGGCATACGGCCCATGGTGACATAGGTCACGAGGCCGTTTTCTGCTGACAGCTCGCCTGTCACGCGGCCTTGATCGTCGAGCGAGGTGGCTGCTGCCATGGACTGCTTCAGCTCACGGTTCAGCTGGTTCAGCGCACGCTTCTCTGGGTTGGTCTTGCCTTCAGCATTGAAGCCTTCAACAAGCGAGTTGTAGCGTGCCTTCTCATCGTCGGTCAGGTCATCGAGCTTCCGCTTGTCCACGTCCATCTGCTTCCCAAGCAAGGACCGGCCAGTAATTGCACCTTCGCGACCCAAGCTCTTTCGTGCCAGCATCTCGGCGTAGGACCGTTTGACGGAGTTGAAGGTCGGCATGTTGCCAGCCTTCTGGAAGATCTTTTGGTAGCGTCCCGGCTTCATGGTCTGACGCTGGGTGGTCGGGTCGATGTTGATGGTGAGCGAGCGGCCAGCGTTGACGTCGCCCGTGGCCATCGTGCCCGCCGCTTTTGCTGTGCGGTCGGCCACACGCTTTGGGGTTGTGCCTTCAATCGTACCTGCGCGGTCGACCTCGTTCATGGCTTTCTCGACAGCCTTGAGGAAGCCGTCTTTGTCTTTCAGCTCCTCGACACGAGCGTCGACAAGCTGCTGCTGGTCGGGGGCCAAGGACAGGTAGCGCCCCAGAAACTCCGCTTGCCATTCTTCGTCGGCTGCCATTGCTTCGGCAATCTGAGCTGCGTCTGCCTCGTCGACGCCAGCCTCTGCGGCAGCTCGCTCTGCGTTAGCTGCGGTGTCTTCGGGCGTCCCAGTCTGCCCGGTCTTGGCTTCCGCCTCGTTCTTCTGAGCAACGACTTTGGCTGCGACGGATGTCGGCGTCTCGGCTGGGGCGGCGGCTGGCTCACTGTCGCCGAAGATTTGCTTTAGCTCCGTGACGGTCAGTCCATTGTGGACCTTTTTGCCGGGACGAGCTTGGACAAAGGCTTCAACCTGCGGGTCATTGAACGTGCCCGTCTTGCGGTCGACAGAAATGTCGTAGCCATTTTCCTTCGCCAGCTTTTTTGCTTTGGGGGAAATGGCACGGGGGTCGTGCCTGCGTACAGTTGGCAGGTCAGTTGTCGGAGCTTCTGACGCTTGTTCGGTGGTTGTCTCGGCTGCCGCTGGGGCGGGCGCCGTCTCGCTTGTGTCTACGGTGGCTGTCGTCTCGCCAGTGGCGGGCGTTGTCTCGATCTCTGGCGCAGGCGTAGCCGTCTCGGGCAGCGCCTCGTCTCCGAAGCCTTCGAGATCGAACTGGGCGGCCATGCTCTCGGCGCGTTCTTCGAGCAGGTCTTCTGCCAAGTCGAAGTTGCCAGCGTCAGCGGCTTGCGCAGCATCTTCCAACAGTGCGTCTTGGTACTGCTCTGGGGTTTGCGACAGCACAGGGGATGCAGACGGCGTGACGGTGGCTGGTGCGCCGGCGTTGTCTTCGGGAGCCACGTCAGGGTCGAGACGACGGCCACCCTTGAAGATGGCGCCACCAACGCCACCGGCTACAGCACCGATGCCAGCACTGAAGGCCGCCTCGCCAGCGACGTCAGCTGCCAGCTGCCCGTAGCTGAACTGGTCTTGCAGCCCGAGCTTGATGTCTACGTTCTGGTTGCCCACGGAGTAGGCTGCGCCGAAGCCAGCGCCCAGCACGCCTTCATAGGCGGCGCCGCGCATTGCACCGGCTCGTGCGGCGGCCAATGTCGGGCTGCCGCCTGCGGCACGCGCCACTTGTGCGGCCTTCGCAACGCCCTTACCGGACGCACCTACGAAGCCACCGACAAGGTTGATTGGGTCAAACAGGAGCGCCTTGCCGAAGGATGGCAGCGCAGTGCCAACACCTACGCCGCCTTTCTGGTAGAAGGCTGGCAGCTTGTTGTGCGCGTCACGGAGACGGGCTTGGCGAGCACGGCTCTCGGGGGTTGCCGCCTCGGCCCGTTGATAGGCATTGAATGAGCCGATGGTGGCGTTCAGCTTGCTGAAGGTCTGGTCGTCGTAGAACTTCCGCATCAATTCATCGTCGTCGGCGATGTAGATGCCTCGGTCTTCAAACTCCTTACGAACGTCCGCGATAACACGCGGGTCGGTCATTATGTCCTCGCCGCGAATATCAGCGTAGGTGGTCGGAAGGGCAGAAGAAAGGGTCGACGAACCCAGCAGCGAGGTTTTGCTGAACATAAGAAGTCTCCATGTGTTCAGCGGAGTATCGCTGCCGAGTTTTTAGTTGTCGTCCCGGTTAGTTGGGGACCACAAACTGGGCGCCGGGGACAGACTGTTGGAGCATCTGTTCTGACGTCATTGGCTGTGCTGGCCGCCCAAGCAGATTGGTTTGTGTGACGTTTGGTGTACGCGGTGTCATGTCAAAAGCGTTTGTAGTCAACGTCCTCTGCCGCGTGGCCTGCTTGATGTAAGCATCAAAGTCTGAGGTCAGAGCACTAATTTCGCCAGAAGAAAGCCCGCTGGTGCCAGTCGTCATCTCCAGTGTTGTTCGGAATTGCTTAGTCGCGTCTTCTACTGCGCGGTTGTATCCGGGGAACTGAGACATGGCTTGCTGTACGCCTGATATTTCAGCCTCAATGAACCCAGCAATGTTGCTGAACAGACCCTTTCGGCCCGTGGGCCGCTCGTACTGGAGGCCGGTCCCTCGCTGTGCTTCAAACGCCTCGAAGGCTGACGCCATAGCTTGTACGACCGCACCCTTCACCTTAGCTTCTCCCTGAAGCAAAGCTGTTGCCAACTCCTTCGTCGGCACCGGCTCCCGGTAAAAGTCCCCGCTCTCGTCCGTGTTAAATCCGACGAACAGCCCTTGGCTGATCCCATAACCACCAAGGGCTTCGATGGCCGCGTTCACCTCGTTGTCGCTTACGCTCTCACTTGCTACGTTCGTAGCGCGGTCAACGCGTAGCCCTTCTTCTTCGGCTTCTTTAACCTCCCCGCTGGTAGAGACCTTTGCCTTGTTTGCAGCGGCGATCTGGTTCAGCTCTGCCATAGCGTCGTCGAACAAGGCGTAGAAGGCGTCCTTCTGGTATAGGGCGTGCTGATTGGTGGGCAGGATGTCGAGCGGGTAAATCCCGTCGTTTGCGTAGATGTCCGCGATACGGTCGCCTTCAATCAGGCCTTTGAAGTAGTCGAAGCGCTTGGCCACGTTCGCGAGAACTGCGCTTTGCTCCGCCGCGCTGCCAGCGGACTTCATCAGTGCAGCGGCTTCTTCAACAACCTTATCGAGCTGGTCCTTTTGCTCGGCGAGCACGATGTCTAGGCTGTCGACCTGTCCGTATTCAGCAATCTTTTGCTGACGCATCTGCGTCAGTTGGCCTTCGTTGTAGATGCCCGCTGCGTTTAGCTGCTGCTCGACCTGTGCGAGAACCTGCTCCATGGGTACGTCTTGTATCTCCTTCATTTTCGCCTCGCCGTCGACAACCTCAAAGTATGGGGCCACGATGGACTGGAACTCGTCGAGCTTGTTGTAAGGAACACGGCGGCTGGACAGGATGTTGGAGTTGTTCAGCTGGCTGTTGTAGATCTCGGCCAGCTCAATCGCCATCGCGTTCTTGCCTTCTCCCACCGTGATGCTCAGCTCGCTGGGCTGCTTGCCGCTAAACTGGTTGGCGAACGCAGCATCGTCGGCGGACTTGCTGTAGTCGGCAAAAAAGTCGCTCGCTTCGAGCGCCGCAATGATCTCCGCGTCACTGGCGGATCTTGCGCCACCCATTCGTGCGGTTCTAATCACGTCTTTCTTTAGTTGCTCAAAGCCGTCTGGGCCAAGATACTGACCTTGTTTCCCGCTGAACTGCCCATCAATGAAGGTTTGCAGGCGAGCATTGGAAGCAGGCTTTGCCGGAGCAGGGGGCTTGCTCGGGACCGTTGGCCCGTAGGTGGGGTCAGGGGTCGCGGGCGCAGCTACCGAGGGTGCAGCTGGGGTAGCCCCGCCAAACTGCGCCATAAATGCGTTACGGTCGGCCTCGGTAGCGGCAGGATTTGCCTCATAAAACGACATCTCCAGCCCTGCCAATTCTTGCTGCCGCCGGAAGTTTTCTTGTTCCAGCTTACGTGCGCGGTCGGCCTGTGCTTGCTCAAGCTCGGTCTTCATTTTCTGCTGGAGACCTTCCGCCCATTCGAGCGTGGCACCGGTCGTGGGCATACCCATGGAGTTAAGCAGCTGGCTCGCGGACATGTTTGGATTGTCCATCAGGAGCTGGCGAGCGTAAGTCGTCTCCTTGATCTTCATGTCCATGTCTTGGATGCGGCGACGACGCGCTTTCTCAGCGTCCTCCTCCTGCTTGCGGCGCAGGTTTTCGGCGGCCATGCGCTGGATGCTGGCGCTGTCGGGCAGGGCTACGTTGCCGCCGGGGCTGGTGGATCCAAGCTGCTTGACCTTGGCATGGAAGTCCATCGCAGTTGCGTAGGGGTTGGCCGCCTTCCACCGCTCGAACTCCTCGCGAATGGCTGTGCGTTCGTTGCGGATTTCCTTCTTTCGATTTCGGTAGCCGTCTGAGAACGAACCAATGGAGCCGAGTGCGTAGAACATTATCCGTAAACCCCTGCGAACGAGTTACCGTAGTTCGTCATTCCGCCGCTGTTCATGATCGTAGCGCCCGGAATTTCCGAGTACGTTGGCGTGACTTGTCTGCCCTGCTGGTAAGCAGTGTAGTCAGCGAAGATGTCGCCCAAATTGCTAAACCCTTGGCTCGCCGCTTGGCCGTAGGCTGCGGCCTGATTTCCGTATGCCGTGCCCATGTTGGAGTACCCGGAATTTAGGTTGGCGAGCAGCTGGCTTGAAAGGTTTGACGACGCGCTAGGCTGGGTCACAGCGGATGGAGCGGAGAAGCCCATCGCGACACCTGACGGCACGTTGATCGTTTGGCCAATCGCTGACGGCAGTGCGCCAGCGAACTGTGCGGAGTTAATGGCGACAGGCGTGTTGTAGTCGTTGGCGCTGCGGAACTGGGCGTTGAGGATTGTCGAACCGATGTTCAGCGGTGCGGCGACGTTCTCAGTCGGTAGCGTGTTCATCAGGCCGCGCATCCGGTCGAAGCCTGCCAAGCCAACGCTAGTGGTCTCGTCCATGATGGCGTTGCGCGTTGCGATGTCCTGCTGGATGTCGTTGAACAGGAGGCCGCGCTCACCAGAGATGTACGCCAGTGCTTGCTGTTCGGCCTGCTGTTGCGCCATGGCCAGATCGTCTGCGAGACGCTGGGCCATGCGGCTGCGGGTGTCGCCCGGATCAGTTGCCGAGATGCCTTTGCGGCGAAGGTCAGCTTCGTTGAGGCTGGCCATCTGTTCGATGACCTCATTGTAGCTGTCTTTGGCCACGTCTCGGTAGCGACCGACTTGGCTGTCGATTTGCTCTTGGGTCAGAGGGTCGAGACGACGGATGTCGCCCAGTCCTTCTTGCACTCGACGCAGCTCGTCTTGAAAGTTGACCAGTTGCCCCTGAAGCGCGTCTCGGAACATGCCTTCTTCTTCACGCTCAGAACGAGCGATGCCTTGGGCGCGTTCAAACTGCTCGATGCTGTAGCGCCGCTCAGCCTCTGCACGAAACTGGTTGTCATAATAGCGGCGCAGTTCTTCGTCTCGCTCACCCGCTGCAATCTGTTGCGCACGGGCCAGCTCGGCCAAGGCGAAGTCCCGTTCTTCCGCCGCCATCTGCTGGTTCTGGAGCATGAAGCCAAGCTGCTCGGCACGCTCTTGTGCGGCCTGCTTGTCCACGAACTCTTGGCGCTGGATGAAGTAATCCCGCTCGCTCTGTAGCTGTTCGTTGTTTTGGAAGTAGAGGTCAAAGGCCTGCTGCCGCTCCAGCTGTGCCTGCTGGCGGTTTAGTGCGTCTTGCTGCCGGAAGTAGGCCCGCTGCTCCTCCATCTGTTGCAGCTCGCGGTTGAGGATGTCCCGCTGGAAGGACAGGTTGCCCTGCTGCATAGACATCATCTGGTCTTGCTGCTCGCGAGCTTTGCCTGCGTTTCGAGAGTTTACAAACGAACCTATTAAAGAGGCGCCGCCAGAAATGATTGCGCCGAGGGTCATCGGGTCCATGCGGGTCTCCTACGCCAAGCCCAGCGCACGACTGAAGCCAGTGCCCACGTCCTCGAAGTAGTCGTCTTTGCGACCAAGCTCCAAGGCACGCAGATACGCGCTGTAATCTTCCGGGCTGACAAATTGGTTACTGAAACGGTTGCTGCCTCCTGCGCCCTGCATCGCACGACGGCGCTCCAATTCTTCGCGGGCAATCCGCGCTGCCTCGTCTCGCTCTAGGTCGGAACGCCGAGACGAAATCTGGTCGGTCAGTCGCTGAAGTTCATCTGAAGCGATGGAGGCATCGAACAGATCTCGCTGACCCGTTAGGTCTTGCAGAGCCTGCTCGAAGCTGGCGAGGTCGTCTGGTCGGCTGAAGCGTGCGTCAGCAAACGCGTCAAGCTGGGCTTGCGCGTCGGTCTCGATCCCGCTTTGACGGTCGAGCAGCTGGTCGGACAGCCGCTTGTAAATCTCGTCTTGGCGGAAGATTTGTTCGGACAGCTCATTGGTCCGGTCGCCAACGCCAAAGGCGTCGAGCGAGTTCAGAGCTTCACTCAACCGGTCGCGGATCGCGTAGACTTCGCTCGCGCTTTCGATGTCGCGGAGCGGCCTATCGAGTTTAAACAACTCGTCACCAGCGGTCTGGTAAGGATTATCCTTACCGTCTCGCACGTAATAAAGGTCGGGGTAGTTTATGGGGCCGCCGCCCACCGGGTTTCGATCTCGGAAGTCTTCAAATTCGCTAATTGTCATGCCCGGAGACGCGTTCATCGCGTCCTCCATCGCGTCCTCCAACGCCTCTAAGGCATCACCAGTTGGCAGGCCTTCGTTGGCGTAAAACCCGGTCAGGGAGTTTCCGATTTCGCTGATGTCATCGCCGAGCATGTTGAGTTCGCGCATTCGGCGTTCTCGCATCGTCTCCAGTCGTTGCCGGTACGGGTCCACCTCGGCAGACAAATCGGAGAAGTCGTAGTCAAGATCCACCCCGAGGTTCGGGTTGATAATCCCGTCCAGCTTCCGGCCAATGTTGTCCAGCGCTTGCGCATCACGATAATCCACGTCCGTGTACAGGTTGCCAAGACCACCAAGACTATCCAGCGCACTTTCACGGGCTTGGTCGATGACGCCCTGTTGACGCGAGCGCTCTTGGGTAAGGCGATTAATGTCGTCCATGGCGAACTGGATGCGGGACATGGGACTGGAAAGGTCGACGTCCAGACCAGTGTCGTAGTTTTCTGCACGCATCATCATATCGCGCAAGGCAGCTTCGGCAGCGTCCAAGTCACTGTTGACCGTGTAGTCTGAGTATTCGGACAGGTCGTTGCCTATCCCACGGGAGAAGCGCTTAAAGCGGTTCGCCTCGCTTGCTCGCTCGGTCAGCAAGTCGTCTAGGATGCTCCGATAGTCGTCTACGCCCATGAGGCTGAGACCATCAGAGGTGTCACTGCGGTAGCTGTTGGCTTGGTTGCTGAGCAGGTCAAGCTGGCGCTGCGCCGAGTTGATTGAGGCCAGATCGTTGATCGTGTAGCTGCCGAGACGGGAGCCAAGGGTGTCCAGCTTATTCTGCAAGCCGCTAAGGTATTGCGCGTCCAACCGCTCAGATTTTCTGGTGGCTCGGTTTTCTTGCCGCTCTCGCTGGCGGGCACGGCGCTCACGCTCGTTCGCCAGCTGATCGTTCACGCTTTGAACAGGCGCGGCTGCCGCAGGCGCAGGCGCAGGTGCGGGGACTGGAGCAGGCGCAGGAGCTGGAGCAGGCGGCGGGTTGTGGTAGACAGGCGCTGGGCCTGTGCCGCCCGTAATGGTGATCTGCTTTTGTGGCTTGGGGGCCAATGGCTTAGGCTTTACCCCCGCCGCATTCATCAAATGCTGCTGGCTTTTAGGGTAGTCCGAGACGCTTAGGTTGGAGGTGGGCTGCGCGATAGGCTGCTGTAGCCACGGCGCATAGTACATGTCCCGCCCGTTTTCCTTGTAGAAGTATTCGCCGCTTGGGTTGGTCGAATAGTTCTTGCTGCTCTGCTTGGAGCCGCCGCCGAAAAGTCTGGAGAAAAAACCCATTACACTGCGTCCACGTAGTCAGCTTCGATTACGACCTCAAGGTAGGCCGGCGTGCCGGTGACGTTGGCCCCGACGCCTACCTCCAGCTCGATAGGGCCACCCTGACGTGCGTCGATTATGATGTCGTTCAGTGGCGTAGCGGCCTCTGTGCTCGTCACGGCAATCGACCGGTTCATCGAGTTGCCGCCGACCAAGATGTCGAGGTCTAGCGTGCCTTGGTTGACGTAGGCCCAAATCTGCTTGAGCCTGACCCGTGCGCCAGAAATCCGCTTGATGCGGTACGAGGTGCTGGCCGTCGGGGTGCTGATCGTCTCGTCCATAATCATGAGCGGGTATTGTTGCAGCACTTCAAAGGACGGCAGCTGTCCGAGCGGCACCTTAGCCGTGCCGTCTAGCCCAGCCACACCATCCGCGACGCCCTTTTGGTCAAGGCTCAAGTATCCAGCCAGTACAATGGTCAGGGGGGACAACTCATAGCCGCCAGTCGCTGCAACCCGCAGCACTTTCCCACTTTCAGACGCAGAGGCTGTTGGAATGTCGATGGCCGGGTTCAGGTCAATGTTCTGTGTGGAGGAGACCTTGAAGCGCAGGCGCGGTGAGCCGGAAACGTCTTCGAGATAGAACGTGTTGAGAGGGCCAGTGTTCAAAGTCGCCGCGCTGGCCGTTGTGTCCACAAGGCCAGCCTTGCCAGCAAGGTCAGTGGTTAGGCTGGCGACTTTGGTCTGTGCGATTGCCCCGTCAGCCAGTTCCAGCTTGTCGAACAAGATCTTGCCCGTCTGCTGGTTGGTAAAGGCCTGTTCAAGCATGAGGCCAGCCACCACTTGGTTGGCCGTGTTCTCGACCGTGATGATTGTGATGACGTCGTCTGTGTCCGTCGGGCTGTTGCCTTGGTCGTCGAGGTTGAAGGTGACAGTGTCGGTGTCGTTGTCACGAATGTAGTCGTTGCCGCCGCCCTCGCGCATCAAGAAGCCGTTGAAGTAAACTTGGATCTCGGTGGCGTCGTCCATGGCGAACGAGAAGGCGCGTTCTGAACCCGCGACCACGTAGTCCACGCGCTGGAACGAGGTGATTGCCGTTGCGCGGATCTTGTAGACCGTCACGGTTTGTGGGGAGCCACCGGTGCCGCCTGAGATCGTCAACGGGTTTACAAACGTAACGGTGCCTGCCGCTGCATCTGTCCCGTAGTCTTCCGGGTCGCGCTTGAGAATGCCATCCTCGAACACGACCAACGTGTCGTCGGCGGTGTGCGCGTATTGCAGGACCGTCGTGTTGTCCGGGTAGGCCACGCCAGTGGTTGGGTCAATGGTGGTCCCGATGACGTAGTCTTGGCGGCCATTGAAAATCGGGGCGCCGATGTCGCCTACGTTTTGGCCAGCTTCGCCACGGATGTCGGACAGTGGGGCGATGGTCGTCCAGTCGCCTGTCTCGCCAGCCTTGAACTGGAGACCAGCAACACTGTCGACGCGGAAGCTGATGTCGGCGTTGAGGTTGCCATCGTCGTCAGTAAGGTTGTCGATGACTTCGCCCAACGTCTTGCCGCCGACTTCGGCTTGCTGGAGGTAGCGGACTACATTTTCAAATTCGGTTTGCACCTTGTCCGAGCTTGCGTACTCGAACGCTGCTGTCTGGCGGATGCCTGCCATTTATTTAGCTCCTAAGCTCGATGGCCACGCCGATAATGCGGAACAAGCCCGTCCCGGCGTAGGTGAAGGTCAGCTGAAGGCCACGGTAGCGGTGCTCGAACGGCCTGAGATATTGGGCGGAGAGTGGCACAGACCTACGACCG